TACACGACGCTCTTCCGATCTATTTTTGAGGAGGATATGAACATGGAAAAGAAATGGAACAAGACCCGCTTAAATGCGCTGGCGGCAGATTTTGACAATGTGACATCCCGCTGCCAGATGGTGCAGGAGTTCGGAAATTACCCGGATGCCCTGTGGGGTGAAAATGAAAACGGGGAGAAAGTAATGCTCAGCATCTGCAAGGACGGAATCACCGCGCGTGTATTCCAGAAAAATCAATGGGTGCGCGTCAACGAGTATGATGCCAAAGGGTATATGACCGGCGAAACCTATGAGGGCCGTTGGGCAGAACTGCCGAAGGCTGCGGAGGCGGAATCAACAGAGGACTTGAAACTTTCAGATGAGCAGACTGCCCGGAACGATGAAGTCTACAACGCTGCCTATGATTTTTGCAAGATCATGGCAGAGGATGAGAACCTCGAATGGAATATGGAGATACTTGGACAGCTGGCAGATTTCGCCGCAGAGCTTCTGACCGGCCACGGCAGCAAGGTGCGGTACCCGTCTGTGGTGACCGAGCCGGATGGCAGGCAGCATATCGAGGAATTTTATGGGGTGGGAGATTAACACATCTGCCCGAATATCCGGCTGAATGATCGTGTACATTAGCCGCTTGCTATGATCCGCATAAGACGGTAACATACAGCTACCAAAACGAAAGGGAAACACGAATATGACTTACACGAAAATCAATCTTTATCTGGACAACGGAATCCCGGAGGCACTCAGCAACCTTTGGTATGGCACCGACAGTTCGGTGGTGGAAATTAGGGACGCCGTTGAGGATGCGAAAAACGGCGAGGATTTGCTGAACCGCATCCAGAAGATGAAGCTCCTGCGGAAGTTTACCCTCGACCGGGAAAATGAGAAGCGAGTGCGGCTGAAAGCCACCGACTTCTGCGGAAACATCAGCTACCTCGAAATCATCCGATAAGAACAAGACCGACAGGCGCAAGGGGCTGGAACCGACCAGCCTTTTGCTCGTGTCTGTCTTCCGAAAGATGGCATAAAAAGCACATAAATATGACGATTACGGGGCTGAATGATCGTGTAGTATAGCCGCTTGATAGTGTGCCAAGGTGACGGTAATATACAGTCACCGAAAGGGAAAACCACAGAACAACGTAAAATGGAGGACACGACAATGACGAAGAATGAAGAGCGGCTGAGCAAACTTTTTAATGAGCTGGTACCGGACATGGGCAAGGCAGACAGCCTCGCAGGGGAGCTGGTCAGAGCCATTAACCGAATCGGATACCGATTCTGCAACGATGGCGACATGGTTAACCAGGGATACGGCAAGGAAACCTGCAACGCTCCGGCTCGATTCCTGATGGCCAAGGGCAACCACGAAATTGCAGACCTGACGGTCGCCCTTTGGGAGATTTTCAGCGAGGATGCCTACGAAAAGGTGATGGACACCCTTGAGGGAGCAGTTGCCGACTACATCGAGCAGAACCCAGACCTCCGCAGCCAGCCGACCGAGGATATGTGGAGCTTCTTCGATGAGGAAGAGGACAAGGATGACAGCTGGATGGAAGAGGAAGAATACTACTAAACTAGAGAAATACACGGGGCTTGCCGGAAACGGTGGCCCTTTTCTTCTGCCATAATTACCACAAATCTGGTGCTGTGTCTTTGTGTAGTATGGCCGCTTGATAATGTGCCAAAGTGACGGTAATATGCACATACCGAAACGGAAAACGAAGAAAAACGGAGGAAACTACCATGAAGAAGAACATCACCAAGACCGAAGAAAAAGCCCTGCTGGAGATTGCCAAGCGTCTGATGGCATCGGTGGACAGCCGCGGCGACCTCGAAGAACACGGATGTGACAGCGAGGACTTCATTGAAGTGTCCGTCTGGAGCCTCAAGAAAACGCTGGAAGAAGCCTACCAGCTTGGCAAGGCAAAACGCTAAGCCCAGACAGCCCGACACAGCCCCACAGAGGGGCAGGTGTGGCGGCGTGGAATGCGCCGGGAGGGAGAAGCACATGGACGATATGATGATGGAGCTTATTGCGAAGATCTATGGTTATATGGACGATGCGGAAAAAGCCAGCTTTACGCTGGAGGCTGCCAAAGAGATGGTCGAAGACCAAATCCAAATTGATAAGGATCACGGTCGGAAACCGCTGGAGTACGACCCTGAACTTTTCTACGATACCATGCGAGTTTATCCGGCAGGATGCAGAGGACGAGGATTGACGTACATTCTGCCCGGTATTCCGGGCAGATGATCGTGTAGTATAGCCGCTTGCTATCCTCCGCACAGGACGGTAATATACAGTCACACCGAGAGGGAAAACCCTACGGAAAAACAAAAACACGGAGGATTTACCATGAAAAAGCACCTGATTAACTTCCCCGACAACGGCATCAGCATCGAGAGCTACTACGATCGGCTTAGCCCCTGCAACGACAGCATCATGCAGTTCGGCGACCGAGTCCTGGTTGCCAAGACAAACTGGAAAGGCAGCGTGGAGGCTGCGGTGTACGGTTTCGCAGAAGACCCCAAGGAAGGGCTTTCGGAGATTGAGTGCCGACTGGAACTTCTGAAGATTTCCGATGAAACCTACGCTGATGCCGGACACGCAATAGAGTGGTGCATTAAGAATGCACACTGAAAAATGGGCAGGGCTCCCGAACGGGGGCTTTTGCTCGTTGTGGTGAAAATACGCTGTGTCAGAAATACACATAAATCCGACAAATGCCGGCGCAGATAATCGTGCAGCATAGCCGCTTGCTATATCCCGGCAGCGACGGTAATATACAGTCATACCAAGGGGAACAGCCCCAAAGAAAGTAAAACACACGGAGGAAACAAACCATGATGAAGAAAGCCAAGACCTACCTTGCCAGCATTCAGACGGCTACCACTGAGCGTGAACTGACCGGCATCGAAATCAAGTTCAAGCAGGATGTGAGCATCGACTGGGATGACATCAGTAAACTTTGCAGGGCAGCAGATGACCGGAGGTACATCCTGCGAAATAAGGTGGACACCATCCAGCTCAAGGAAATCCTGTTCAAGAGGACAGGAGCCGAGATGGATGCCTATCACGACATGAGCCGCAAGCCGGAAAGCTGGTCGGCAGAGGAAATCGAGAAGCAGCGGATTCGCTTCTGTGCAGTCTGGCAGGTTATTGAAGAAGCGGAGCTGGTCGATGAGTACGAGGTTTGGAAAGCAACCAACTTCAATGCCTAACATCTAAAGGACACATGCCCCGAAAGGGGCTGTGCCTCGTATCCGATGTGTTTTATATAGATTACAAGGACTTCTTCGGAGGTTCTTTTCTTTTACCCATTTTTGAGGAGAGGAGGGGAAGCCAATGGCTACCAGAGGCAGAAAACCAAAGCCGACCGCTATGAAAGAACTGGAAGGCAATCCGGGCAAGCATCCGCTGAATACCAGCGAACCGAAGCCCAATAAGAAAGCACCGGCCTGTCCGAAGTGGCTGGAGCCGGAAGCGAAAAAAGAGTGGCGCAGACTTGCCAAGCAGATGGAAGCCATCGGCATCCTGACCGAAGTGGATATGGCAGCCTTCGCCGGTTACTGTCAGGCGTATGCCCGGTGGAAAGAGGCTGAGGAATTCATCACTCAGCACGGCACCATCGTCAAGACCCCGTCCGGATACTGGCAGCAAGTGCCGCAGGTGTCTATCGCACAGACTTATCTGAAAATCATGAATAAGTTCGCAGAGCAGTTCGGCCTGACCCCGTCCTCTCGAAGCAGGATCATTGCTTCGGATGGTGGCCCGGCGGATGCAAACGATGAGATGGAGAATTTGCTGGGAGGAGGCGGCAATTGATGGCAGAAACAAGACCAAAGAATTATCCGAAACTGAAAGATTACAAGCCCAGTCGGTTCATGCTCTCGACCTGTCACTACGATGTAGCTAAAGCAGACCGGGCGGTAACTTTCATTGAAAACCTGCGTCATACCAAAGGCAAATGGGCCGGGAAGCGGTTCTGGCTGCTTCCTTGGCAGGAGCAGATCATCCGGGATGTGTTTGGCATCGTGGATGAAAGAGGAAACCGTCAGTTCCGCACAGCGTATGTCGAAATCGGAAAGAAAAACGGCAAGTCCGAACTTGCCGCTGCGGTGGCTCTGTATCTGCTTTTTGCCGACAACGAACACTCTGCGGAAGTCTATGGTGCTGCAGCAGACCGTCAACAGGCATCCATCGTTTTCGATGTTGCCCACCAGATGGTGCAGATGACCCCGGCACTGCTGAAGCGGTGCAAGATTATGGCAGCCACCAAGCGCATTGTGAACTACGGCAACGCAGGATTCTACCAAGTCCTGTCTGCTGAAGTTGGTACAAAGCATGGCTTGAATGTGTCCGGACTCGTTCTGGATGAAGTTCACGCCCAGCCCAACCGCAAGCTCTATGATGTTCTTACCAAAGGTTCCGGTGATGCCCGTGAACAGCCATTGTTCTTCCTGATCACCACGGCCGGCACGGACAAGGAAAGCATCTGCTACGAACTGCACATGAAAGCCCTTGATCTACTGGCCGGCCGCAAGATAGACCACACCTTTTACCCGGTGGTCTACGGTCTGACCGATGAGGATGACTGGCATGATGAAGCCAACTGGTATAAGGCAAATCCATCCCTCGGACAGACCATCCAGATCCAGCGTGTCCGGGATGCCTATCAGGAGGCTCTGGACAATCCGGCAGAGGAGAATGTATTCAAACAGCTTCGTCTGAATATGTGGGTGTCCTCGCTGACCCGGTTTATCCCGGAACACATCTACAACCTTGGCAACCAGCCAATCGATATGGAGGCCCTCAAAGGCCGTGACTGTTATGGAGGTCTGGACTTGTCCAGCACCGGAGACATCACGGCTTTTGTGTTGATTTTTCCACCGAGAGTTCCAGAAGAAAAGTACATCATGCTTCCGTTCTTCTGGATTCCGGAGGATACGATTCCACAGCGTGTGCGTAGAGCATCCGTTCCGTATGATATCTGGTATCAGCAGGGCTACCTGATAGCGACCGAGGGCAATGTGATTCACTACGGCTTTATCGAAAAAGTCATCGAAGAACTGAGCAAGACCTATCACATTAAAGAAATCGCCTTTGACCGATGGGGAGCGGTGCAGATGACCCAGAACCTTGAAGGAATGGGCTTTACGGTCGTTCCTTTCGGCCAGGGATTCAAAGATATGAGCCCTCCTACCAAGGAGTTCTACAAGCTCCTGATGGAAGGACGAATCATCCACGGTGGCAACCCGGTTATGGCATGGATGGCCGGCAATGTGGTCGTGGACACCGACCCGGCGGGCAACATCAAGCCGACCAAGGCAAAGTCGCCGGAGAAGATCGATGGTATCGTCGCTGCGATCATGGCACTGGACCGCTGCATCCGAAATGAAGGACAGCAGCAGGGAAGCGTCTACGACGAGCGTGACATGATCGTTTTTTGATATGAAAATTTGGAGGAAAAAGCTATGAAGTATCTGATGAGTGCAGAATGGTGGAAGGCAGCCGGCATCCGTGCTGCAAAGACGATGTTCCAGACCGGCGCGGCCCTGGTCGTAACACAGCTTCCCGGTGGAAGCGTGGACTGGGTGGCAATCGGCAGTGCCGCAATCGTGGCCGGCGTTGCTTCACTTGGCACCAGCCTTGCTGGTCTGCCGGAGCTGGAGAAGGGAGATAATGCCTGATGGGATTCTGGGAATGGATGGGATTTGAAAATCCAAGGGATTCTCCTAAAACAGAACAGCCGAAAGAGGGTCTGCCGCAGGTCACGGATAATGTCCGCGATTCCGGGCAGACCTTTGTGTTTGGCCGTTCCAATGCCGGGGAGCAGGTGGACGAGAAAGCCGCCATGCAGATCCCGACCGTGTATGCCATGATGACGGACAACGGTGTACCGGCAACGGCGCACCGGGAAGAGCGGGATGGGT